TCGTCCCACTTGGTCATGGTCCAAGGCAGGCCACGTTTGGCGGCCACCTCCTGGCGCCACATATTGTTGATCGGCATGGTGACGGCGGCGAGCTGCAGCTCGATCGCGTCCTTGGTGATGGCCTTCGACAGCGGCACAATGCCGTCGGTGGTGGCAATCAGCACGTCGCCGCCGATCGCAATATGCGCGTTGATGCCGAGCGGCTGGCCAATTTGGTAGCGACCCTCTTGCCGCCAGTTGGCCGGGTCGGCCGGGTTGCCACCAGTGAAAATTATGACCTCTCCGAGGTCGGTAAAAAAGCAGCACTTGTCGTCAATTCCGTCGCCAGCATCAATCGACCAACTGCAGCCAAACACCAGACGGCCGCCACGGGTGGCGGCGCCCGACAGCGGGATCATCTCCAGCTTGCCGCCGATCGAGTTGAGGCCGAGATACCAGGCATTCATCGAGCTCTGCTCAATGAAGAACAGCCGATTGCGGTACTTCCAGACGTAGACCAGGTTGTGCCCGTGCTCGACCTTGGCGCCGGGATACTTGACCGGGTCGGTACCGATTTGGTCGGCGTTGAGCCGCACCCAGGTGGTGCCGTCGAACCGCCACGGGAAGTCGCCGGCCTCGTTGACCGCAATCAAATAGTCGCCGGCCGCATTGGCCATCTGCGCGGTGCTGTAGTTGCCAGACGACTGGCCGGAGGCGACCAGTGCCGGCGACGGCGCCGTGACGTCGTACAGCTTGTTGGCGTTGGCGGCATACATGCGGTGATTGCTGCCGCTGACATATTCAAAGCCGGATATGATTGGCGTCGTCTCCGGCAGTGTGCACCACTCGAGGCAGCCGCCCCGCAGGCGCACGCCGCGCATCGTCGGCACCCAGTTGTCGCAAATCATCGCCGCGCCAGGCTGCATGAAAGCGATGTTTTCGCTTTCGATAATGCCGCGGTTCGGCGCCGGCATGGTGATGGCCTGGTGCTGCAGCGCCATCTGCGGCTGCACCGGCTGCCGGCGGAATGCCACATGGTTGCTCATGTCGGCACCATCCACGGGTAGGCGGTGGTGCCGGACACGGCCTTACGGTCAATGATAATCGGCGCCGGCTTGTCGGAGCCCATCGCCATGGCGAGGGCATCGCTGTAGCTCCCCATGTCCTCGGCGTAGGGCGCCCCCTTGTTGGAGCGCCACCGCCACTGCATGCCGAGCTTGAGCAGCCGCTCGTCGAGCACGAAGCTATCGTTGTCGGCAATGAAGCGGTCGCCGTAGCCGCCGCTGGCCAGCGCCACAACGTTTTTGCTGAGGTAGACAATCTGCGCCGAGGTGCCGACCGGCAGGATTGGCCAGATTTCAACCTGGTGCCCGAGATTGCACCACTCGCCGCGACTGTCATAGTTGTTGTTGGCGCGCCGCACCAACCACTCGTCGGCGTCGGCAACGTACCGCATCGGCGTCAGCGCCATGTCGGTGCGGTACATATTGCTGTTGGTGAGCAGGCGCCGGAAACCGGCCGGCCAATTAAACCTACTGGTGCCGTGCACCACGCCATCGCCGTATGGCGGCGGTGACGTCACCACACCGTCACCGGTAAAAACCGCGGTGGCCTTCAACCTGGTCCATTCACGCAAGTCGGCGCCGATGGCGTGCGCCATCTCATTGGCCAGCGACAGCATCTCCTGCATGGTGCGGTTGTTAGCAATGCCCGCAAACACGCTAGCCGGATAGACCACCCCGACATTCGCGCAGACATCTTGCACCACCGTCAGGATAGTCATCAGGCCGCCTTCGGTTGCACCTCAGCCGCCATTCGCAACAGGGTCTTGCGGTTCAGCGAACCGTGCGGCGCGTGTCCGGTCACTGACGTCACGTATTCGCGCAGCTGCTCGAGGCTCATGTGATCAAACTCACCACTGGCCTCGGCGCCGTTCACTTGCGCTTCGCTTTTCTCGCGCAGGATTTTGACGTCGGTCTCGAGCACGGTATTGCGGGCCTTGAGCTGCTCGAGCTCGTCGCGCAGCACCAGGTCGGGCGCCGCCTTGCGGCTGTTGTCGATGAACTCAATGGCCTTGTTCTTAAGGTCGCGGCCACTCATGCCGAGGTTCTTCAACTCCTGGCCGTCGACTGCCGCCAGCGCCTCGATCGTGTAAATGTTGAGGGCCCGCAGCTCGGCCCGGCGCGCCTCGGTGAGGAACGCCACGTAGCCGAGTGGCGTGCCGGCCTTGGTCTGGTCGGCCATGGTCTTGAATTGTCCATACTGGCGCCGGAACCGCTCGGCGTAGGTGACCGAGACTTGCTCGCCAGTCTGCGGGTCAGTGGTCCAGTGCGAAAACGCTAGCGCCGGAAACGTGCTCATGTTGCGCGAGCCGGCGTAACGCAAGTCGCACACCTCGAGGTCATCAAAAATTGGTCGGCCTTCTAGCTTTGACTTGGTCGGGTTCGGCATCGGGTGATGACGAAACACTGCGACTACTCCAACATCCGGATCGGGCATCGGTCCTCTCTCCATTGAAACGATCGGGGGTCGGCCGTACCTTTAGGAGGCCCAGGCCGGACGACCCCCGGCACCGGAGGCTGCGCTCTTGCAGGGACGCAGCGTCCGATTGTTACCAGCGACGATTAAGCCGCTGGGTTGCTGTCGTAGAAGCGCCAGTTGTATTGCGGGTTCACCATTGTGAGCTCGCCCATGAAGCCGATAAATTGAGCTACGGCGTCCTTGTCTATGGGCATCATCCCGTCGCCTTCGAAAACTTTGTCAAAGTTTCTTGACGGGTGGTAACGCATACGCAGGCTGTCGACGTCGATGCCGAACGTAGTGTTCGCCGGCATGTTGGAGCCGATGCCGCCATCCATAACAATTTCAGCCCGCACGCCGCCACCGATGTACTCGAGCGAGGTAAAGCCGAGCTTGCCGACTGACGTGTCGTTAGTCTGCCGCTGAATGGCGACGGTCGCCGCGTCGTAAGCAGCGTAGTGTTCGGGTGACATAATCAGCAGGCCGGCGTGATCTTTGCCACGCGACTGCTTGCCCATGACGTAAGAGAGCATCGGCCGCACTGTGGTGGCGTTGACTTGGGTGCCGAGTGCCGGCGCCATGCTCTGGGCGTCGTAGGCCTTGGTCTGCCAGATGACGGCGGTCGCACGATCGATGCCGCCATAGATGCCGCTGTTGGTAACGATCGGCAGCGCCGCAGCGAGACCAGTGATTTGCTTGCCGCCGTTGGCCGAGCCATCACTGAATATTGCTGCATCCATCGTGTCCTCGAGCGCACGCTCGGCGGCCGCGATGTAGCTGTCGTAAACGTCCATCAGTTGGTTTTCGCCCTCGTTGTTTAGTATCTCCTGCATCGACAGGATGATCGGGACGACAACCATTTTGGGATCGAAATACGCGTCATTAAAAAGATCGATCGCTGGGTTGAGCAGCGGATCGTAGCCGGAGTACCACTGCGCAACTTGCTTGGCGACTTGCAGCGTCTGGCGAATGCGCGGACCGGAGAACGCCTGCCACAAACCCTTGCGCTTCATCAGGGCGAGCAGCGCATTGTTGTTGCTTACGAGATCTTGATAACCGGATTGACGCTCCTCGAGCGCCATCGACAAAATCTGCTGGTAGGCAGAGTTGCTGGTGATATTGGGCATAGGCCCCTCCACACGGGTTCAGATTAAACGCCGGCATTCACCCGCCGCATGGCGTGCTGAATGGCCTCGCGTCGACCAACTGGTTTGCTGTTCGTGCGGCCGTCACCGTTTGAGGGTGTGTCGGGCACGCCGCGCAGCGATTTGTCTGGTCGGGTCTGAGCCGATGGGTTGCGGGTCTGAGCCGCGTGGGTCGGGGATCCTGGTCGAAGCATCTCGGCCCGGCGATATGCCGTTTCGAGATCGAAGCCGAACTTGAGCTCCTGCTCGATCAATTCCCCTAGTTCATCAAACCTCGGGTGTAGGTCAGCAAATGCGTCGACCGACGACCTGGTCTGAGTGAATTGCTTTTCATGATGCAGCTGTTGGATTGATTGCGCAAGGGTCTGCACGGTCTGGTGCAGGGCGCCGATCTGGTGCGACTGCGCGTTCTGCGCATTGGAATGCTGGATGAGCCGCTGCTGCTCCGGGCTCTGGTTCAGGTAGTGGTAGCAGAGGTCGCGGAATGTCAGCTTCTGGCCGTCGGCCGATTTCAGGTCCAGATTATTGACGATGATATCGAGCCCACCGAGCACGTCGGTGCGGAGCTTCCGCTCCATGCCGGTGTAGTTTTCCAGCGCCCGATCGAGCGTGGTGCCGTGCTGTGTCGCCATCTCATGGAAATGGCGGATGCTGTTCATGGTCTCATGGTCGCCGCGGTAGCGGCGGTGCAGGCCGTCGGTCTCCTGCACCATGCGGTGCACCTCACCGCGGATACTCTCTGGCGCCGCGGCCCACTCGGCCCTGGCGTGCTCGGCCATACGAGGAGGAGGATCCCGATATGGTGCCGTCTCCGGCAATCTTGGAGCTGCTGGCTGCTGCCCCGCCTGGGGCTGCCCTGGCTGTTGTTGCCCTGGCTGGCCTGATTGTCCTGGCGGCTGGCCTGTTTCGGCAGCCTTGACGAACCGGCCCTGCTCGCGCGGCTGCTGCGGCTTGGCTGCTTTCTCTTTGTCGATCGCCTCGGGTGGCTGGTTGTGGCCAATGCCGGGCTTGGGCCGCGGCTTGTCCTCGCCATCCTTGGCCCGATCAAAGGCTCGCTTGATGCTTTCGCGCCGGCTGTCGGCCTTGGCCTTTTCCGGCTCGGGTGCGGCCGGCGGCGCCTGCGGACCAATCGGCGTCGGCGTCGACGTCGGATTGACGTTGACCACCGCCTCGTTTTTGGGGGCGGGGGCTGGGGCGGGAGAAACCGTGGGGGCGGCGGCCGGTGTGGCCGCGGGGGCAACGGTTATGTCAGACATGGGTCGGTTGACCTCCTAAGTGTGGATCCGCTCTCCTGCCTTGTATCGTGACACCGCGCGACCGATGGCGTCGCGTCGCTGCCGCTTTACAAATTGCTGTTCTGTAGACCGCACCACGCGGGGCTTGGGCTTCTCGTTGCCGACCTCGACCAAGTTGTTGGCACGGCCGACGGCGCGAAACTGTGACTTACTCTCGTAGAAGCGGCCGTCGACTTGCTCGGTCGGCGCCATGATGTCGCTGATGATGTGCGGGCAAGGCAATGCCGACCGCGCCGGCGCCGTCTGCGGTCGGCTAAAGCGATAGCGTCCCGGCTCAATCTCGACGAGCTCGAGCGTCTCTGGCATCACCCCTCCGCACCAGCGGTGGCGACACGAATATCACAGGTAGGCCAGGCTTGCCGACCACCTTGGTGACCGGCACGCCAAATTTGTTCGCAGCCTCCGTGACCGGGAGGCCGCGACCGTTGGTGCTTTCGACCACCGGCATGCCGCCGGTGGCCACGGTCACTACCGGCATACCCACTAGCGTTTGCCTTTGCTCTTGGCCTTCTCGCCCTTGCCCTTGCGCTTAGTCGGCTTGGGCGGCGCCTTGCGCGTGGCCGGCTCGGCGTGGAACGTGAAATCCATCTCGTTCGACGTCCTGTCACCGTCCTTCACGGCCACCTTGACCGTGTCGGCGCCCTGCCACACGTCCATATTGATGCCGGTCGACAGCGTGCCGTCATCCTCGAGGTCGGTCGGCTCCTCCTGGCCGGCGAATATGATCACTGAGTTTTCAGTGAAGCCGGTGCCGTGCACAAAGATATCGAACGTCTCCTCGCCGATCGTCGCCTCATCGGGATCCAGGGAGCTGATGTTGAGCGGCTGGCTCGATCCGCCCTGGTTCTCGCCGCCCTGGATCGGCTGCCCGCTGGCGTCCATGTTGCCGCCGACGTTTGAGCCCTCCGGCTCGTTGACCGACGCCATGTAGCCAATCTGCCCGGGCGAGTTTTCGATCGCCTGCTGCCGGTTGACCGCATCCTTGGCCTCGGTCCGCGGCAGCCCGCCAGGCTGCTGGGCCGTGGTCTCGTTGATGCTCGGGATGTAGCCGGAGCCGGGATAGGGATCCGGCGGCGCACTGACCTGGGGCCCGAGCCGGCCCGGGTTAGTCATGTAGCCGCCCTGCTGCTGGCCAGGAGGCTGCGGCGGCCCACCCGGACGCATGCCGGGGCTATTGGCGTATTCGTCATCCTTGGCCTGCTTGGCGGCCCACTCGTTGTTGCCGGGCTGGTCCTCGCGTTTCGAGGAATACTGCTCGCCGTGTCGGGCCTGCTGGCCCTGTCCTGGGCCCTGTCCTGGGCCCTGCTGCGGCAGACCAGCATAGGGGCCCTGGCCCTGCTGCTGGCCGGTCTGGCCTGGCTGGTTCGGCTGGTTCGGGTTGTTGGGGTTCGGCCCGGGATTGTTCGGGTTCGGCACGCCAGGCTGCGGTTGTCCTGGCGCAGGCTTAGGCTGGCCCGGCTGCGGGCCCTGGTTCGGTGTAGCCATCTGAGTGCTCCCTAGGTGAACGTCCAATTTTGCGTCGCAGTATTAAATCCCTGCGTCGACACGAACACCGGCACCGTGCCGGCGGTCAGTTTCTTCGGGGCTTTGGTGACTGTCAGTGAAGTCGCCGAAACAAAATTGGTTGCCTGCGGGATGCCGCCGACCACCACCACACTCGATCGATTGAAGCCGGTGCCGGTGCACGTCAGCAGCGTCGTACCCGAGCCAGAGGCGCCGCCGGCCGAGACGCCAGTCAGTGTCGCCGCCGTGCCGCCGGTCAATGACGAAGCATGCGAGGCATTCGGCGTCGCGGTGTAATTGCCGAGCACGCTGACTGCGACGGTCGGCGCCACCACCAGACTGCCGGCCGCGGTCACCACCACCTCGGTGCCGGCCGCCTCGTTCGGCACGCCGGACCACGGCGCTGCCAACAGCGTCAGCGGTCCTGCCGTGCCGTCGTCGGTGAACGGCAGCGATGCGGCCGGCTCGATCGAGGTTGGCGGCGTAATGCCGATCGAGCTGAAATTTGTAGGCGGGGTTGGATTAGGAGGGGTCACGGTCAAGGCGCTTTGAGCCATCGTCGTCTCCTGCGTTGCATTACCACCGACTGAGAATAACCGGCCGGCCAAATCGTAGCACGCCTGGCTGCTTGTCGAGGCGTAGAAAATTCAGCGCCACCTCGTTGCCGGTCATGCGGAATACGCCAGGCTGCGCTGTCAGCACCAGGTGGCGCACCTCGGTGTGGATAAGATCAACCGGGTTGCCGTACCAATTGAATTGGCCCGGGCTCGCCTGCAGCACGTAGCCGTGCCGCAAAGTCGCGTCGCGGCCGCTCCAGGTGAACGAGCCTGGCTGAGCCGTCAGTCGGTAATTGTTGCCGACGCCACCCGTGCCGTAGAAAATCGCCGACTGCGTTTGCAGCACGCCGGTGCCGGTAATTGCCGGCGAGATTACGTTGCCAGTACCAGCCAGGCTGCTGGCGCCAATGACCAGCGTGCCGGCGCCGATCGACGGCGCATAGGCAACCTGGCCAGTGCCGGCCAACTGACTGGCGGCCGCCGCCAGGGCGCCCGTGCCGGACACCACCGGCAAGACGCCGGCGCCGGCGCCGACCAGGCTCGACGGCGCCGCAACAAGCGCACCCGTGCCGGTCGACCGCGACGTGCCGGTGCTGGCCAGGGCCGCCGTGCTGGCAACAAGTGCACCAGTGCCTAGTGCCGTGACCTTGGCCGTGCCGGCCAGCGTGCTGGCTTGGGCGACGAGCGCACCCGTGCCGGTCGACCGCGAGGCGCCAGTGCCGGCGATTGCGCTTGGCTGCGCAACCAGGGCACCAGTACCGGCGCCGATCGCCAGGCCGGTGCCGGACAGCGTGCTGGACTGTGCGGCGAGCGCACCGGTGCCAGCGCCGATCGCTAGGCCAGTGCCGGCGAGCGTGCTGGATTGCGCGGCGAGCGCACCCGTGCCGGTGGCGGCCGGCACGCCGGCGTCGACGCCAGATAGTTGACTGGGCGCCGCCTGCAGGCCGCCGGCGGCAATAAAGCTTATGACGCAATCGAGGTCGTAGGGACCGACCGTTTCCCAGATACCGGAGGCGGTGTGCAGGATCTGCCCGCCGGCATAGGGGTCGGAAAAGACCAGGTTGAGATTGACCAGGTCGGTGGTGTCGGAGAGCACGCTGCGGGTCGAGGTGAAAACGTATTCGACGCCGGGCGTGACCGGCACGGGTGGCGAGAAAGTAAAATCAATGAGTGACGCTACCGACAGTGGCAGGGTGCTGGCTGCAACGATGGACGAGGCGCCAATTTGCGTTAGCGGTAAATGGCTGGCGTTAACCGTGTGCAGCCAAACCTGAATTGTGCCGGCTGGGTTGCCTTGCCGGTTCAGCGCAATTTTAACTTTGGAAATTGATGGCCCACCAGCAATGAACGTCTGGCCGACATACTCGAAATAACCGCCAGGCCCGCCGAATGTCTGGAAGGCTTTGTTAGCGGGATCGTCGATAATCAGGTCGCTTGCAGCACCCGAGCCGGCCCCGGTCGAGCCGGAAATGCCGGAGCTGGCCAGCGTGCTCGCTTGCGCCGCAAGCGCACCCGTGCCGGTGCTCACACCGGCAGAGACGACAGTGCCGGTGCCGGCCAACGCGCTTTGTCGAGCCTCTAGACCGACCGCGGCCGACTGATAGATAAAACTGTAGATGTCATAGTTGCCGCCGATCCAGACCGACCATGACGAACCGTTGAACTCCTGCACTGTGAGTGCAGTGCCGCCGTAGCACTCGTTGTGAACCTGGAAGTAATAGCGATAAGTGCCATTCGGCGTCGGCGCGTCAGTGCGCTCGAAAACGTAGATGTACTCGGTGCCGCTGACGACCGGCACCGGCGTCGAGAAAATGAAATCAACGGCCCTGGCCGCGGTTACCGGGAACGTGCCTCCCGGAATAACGTCCGACGCAGTGCCGACTGCCGTTACCGGCGCGTGATTGCCGTCGACTGTGTAAATCCTGATCCGCGCGCCGTCAGTGGGGATCTGCGAAGCGGCAACGTACATCCCGCCAATGCGGACGCGGTTGACGAAATTGGACGTCGCGATAAAGCCCTGGCCGACATTCGGGTGCGCGACATCGCCAAAATTTGAACCGCCGGCGATCCCTCCGACAATGTCGATGCTGGCGGCCGGGACTGTTGCGCCGGCTCCAGTGATCGGCGCCAGGGCCGCACCAACCGTACCAGTGCCGGCCAGTGTGCTGCTCTCTGCCGCCAGCACGCCAGTGCCTGGCGCCATCGCCGTGCCGGACGCAGCAATCGTGCTGCCCTGCGGGACCAGGGCGCCGGTGCCGGTGCCGAACGACAGGCCGGCCGCGGCCAGTGTGCTGGCTTGCGAGGCGAGCGCACCCGTGCCGGTGACTGGTCCGGCCGCCGCCGCCTCGGCGCCGGACAGCTCGAGCCAGGATATGACGGCCCGTGACGGGTCGACCGCGGCGCCAGTCCCGGATGCGGCGCTGCTTTGCGCTGCCAGTGCACCCGTGCCAGTCGATCGGCCCGTGCCGGTGCCGGCCAGCGTGCTGGCGGTGTCGACCAGTGCCCCGGTGCCGGTGTAGGCCTGCGTGAAATCTGGCGTGGTGATGACGGCGGCAGCCTCGATATTGAAAACCGCGTCGCCGCTGTTGCTGCCGGAGGCAACCGAGACGAACCACTCGCACATGACCCAGAGGTACTGGTTGGTCATGGTGATGATTGCGCCAGGCGCGTAGGTCACCGTGCTGTTGGAGCTGGCGCTGGTCGACAGGGCTGCCGTGGTCGTGCCGGCCTGCGTGGCACTGGTTATCTGCGTGGCGCCGGTGCCGTCGGCATTGGTCGACCGCCACAGCCGCAGCCGCACCTGTCCAGTCTGCGCCGAGGCGGCACTGACGGCGCGCATTGGAAACACAAATGTCCAATTGGTATTTGCAAACGAACCAACGAGCGGCTGCTCGGTGCGCCAGCACGATTTTGCATCAAACACGGCGCCGAGCTGGTCGCTGGTGACAAACCCGGTCGAGGCCTTTTTCAGCCGGCCTGTCATGGACGAGTAGTTTGGTGTGGTTACCTTGGCGACAGTCCAGCCGGTCGTGGTGATGCCAGTCGCCGGCGACGCGGCGCCATCCAACAGCGACATTGCTGTTGTCGCGCCGGCCGGCGCGGCGTCCTTGAGGTAGAGCGTCTTAACCGCCATCGTTCACCTCGGTGAACGTGTAGGTGCAGCGCGGATAGTTGCTGACGTGCTCGGGGATGCTCGGCCACACGTTGCAGCCGTTGAGGTAGTAGCGGTGCGTGCGATCGCTGCAGCTGCCATTGCCGTCGACGATACGATAGAGCGCACAGAAGCCCACCACCGGCGGCGGCCCGAGCTCGCCGTCGAACGGGTCACGGCCGCGGCAGCATTCGCCGCACTGGCAGCAGTATCCTTCGCGCTGCCAGCTCATGGTCCGGCCTCAAATTCCATGAACAGGTTATTAAAGTCGGTAATGCTGGCCAGCTCGCCGGAGCTCAGCGTCTGCGACACGGTCTTGAACGTGGTCGAGGCGTCAGTGTGCACCCATGATTTTATGACAGTGGCGCCCTGCTTGAGCCGGGCCGTGATGGTGAGGGCGCCGGCAGCAGTGGCGCCGTAGCGGTAGCTCACCTTGAATGGCGCCCCTGGCGTACTCGTCGGGTCGCTCAGCCGGAAGCGGACAATATCGGCGGTCGGGTTCGCTGACGAGCGGATATAGTCGGCGTCACTGAATGCCGTTTCGTCGATCGCCTGATAGAGGTTACTGGCGCTGCCTGACTGGTCAGTCCAGCCACTGTTGGCGGCGTCGGCGTCGGGACGCAAATAGACCAGTGCCACCGCAGCCGTACCGCTGCGAAACCAAGCGTAGGGCTGCCGGTGGGCATATCGTCCATACATTACGGATAGGCGGGCCAGCCCGTGTTGATGTTGACGGCATTGACGGCGGCGACCGTCGCCGCCGCGTTGATAGCTGCCTTCTTGGTGCGGTAATTATTGCCGACGTTGGCGAGATAGGTGCCGACAGTATTCGCGCTCAGATTTGTCGTAGTGTTACCGTCCGCCAGGGCGCGGAGGTCGTAGTAATTGTCGACCAGGTCGTAGAGTGACCGCTTGCGCGTGTCCTTGGCATAGGTCAGCTCGGCCGAGCTGCCGACATAGCCGTTCAGCACCGCCGTCGTGTTCGCCACGTCCGGCGTGTGCAGGCCCTGCGGCGACAAAAACAAGTTGCCCTTGATGCCGGCATTGTCGAGTGAGGTTTGACACGCCGCCATGTATCCTTCTGGCGGCGTCGGCCAGCCGGGAATGCTTGAAACTGGAATGTTTCCTGCCGGCATCAGATCGGCCCCAGTGTGAAGCTAATGTTGTAGTTCTGCGAAATTATTGGATACCAGCCGCTCTGGGCAGCAGGATCGGGAGCAGGCGTCATCGTGCCGTCGGCAGTGCCAACCGGAAAGAAATACCCGCCAGCACTGCCCATGCGGCCAGACTGGAGCGGCAGCCCGGAGCCTGGCGACCACACCTGATGGTTTCCTGCTGGTGTAGCGCCGCTGCCTGTCCAGCGATAATTAAAGTAATACTCGCCCGGCATCAGGAAAAAGCCGGTGGGATGCAGCACACTGGCAATGGTTGCAAACCCGCTGGCCAGCGATGCATTGGCCGGCCCATGCAAACCAAAATCAATTAACAGTCGCCCCGGCCTGCCGTCGGTGCCTATGGCGTAGAGGGCCGTGTAGACATTCGATGTGCCGCCGTAAGCGGACCACACCATTGTATTGCAACGCTTGACCAGCATCGGAATGCGCCACTCGAATGCATTGTAGTGGTGCTTGTCGGTGGCGAGGTTCTGCCCCGTGTTTTGCGACATAGTCCCGACTGGCGGAATGCACCCAACCGTGCCTCCTGTGCCGTCGTAGTACGGCAGATAGGCCGGCATATCCATTGTGCTGGGGCCAATAAACACCAGTGTGTTTGCTGCCGTGCCAATACTGATGCCAGTTGGAGCAAGGCTCATCGTCGCCGGCTGAGCATTCAACGAGGTGGCACTCGACTGCTTGGTGGTGCGCGCCAATGTGCAATTGGCAACGCCGGCCGAGGCGCCGAGCGTCAGGACGCCAAACCCTTTCTCATGCGCTTTCGCGGTAACAAACGTCGCGTCGGTGTATTCAATAATTGTGTAACTGATAATTGACGTGCCGCTGTTGCCGACACCAAACATTCGCGCCAGCACGTCGAGATCGATCCCGCCAGGCGGCGTCGGGCATGCTGCTAGGCTCAGCGTGCCCGTGCCGGTCGTCGTCGTCCCGCAGATGGCGCTGTCGCCGCGGATCATGCCGGCGCCGTGTAGGTGAGCGCCGTGATGCTGACAGTCTGCCCGGCCGAGATTGTCGTGCTGTTGAGCTGAATGTCACCACCGCCGCCAGTGCCACTGACACTGCACAGAACGATCGGCGTCGCATTGCCCTGCCGCAGCTCGGCCTTGGACACCGGGCTGGCATTGCCGGTCGCATTGGTGTCGGACGCAATGGCGCCGGCTGTGGCGACACCAGACGCCGCGGCGCCGAATGCCGGATTACTGAACGTCAGCGTCGCAACAGCGACGCCGCCCGAGGTCTGCAGCACCAGCTTGGCCGGTGGCGTATTGAGGTCGAGCTGGTCGACGACATAGTCAGCGATCCCGCTCCGGGTCGCTGTCGGGTGAGTGACGGGCATGCACCTCTCCTGTTCCTGCTAGCTGGGCGGCATCCCCGCCCACGGTTACTTTGTTTTCTTTCAGCCACTGCGGCAGATACCGCCGCACGCGATCGCCGGGATTGGCGCGATAGGTGAGACCCTCGACATACTCGGTGCCGAGCTCCTCGACGTAGAACGTTGTCTTGGCAATAAACACGAACTCGCTCATTGCAGGCTGTACACTCCCAGTGGGCCGTCAAAGTCGACGGTCAATGTCTCGAAATTGGCCAGGCTGGTGACGCCGCCGTTGTCGTAGAAACCGACCAGCTTGTTGCCATTGCTTGGTAGGTACAGGAGAGCATAGCGGAACGGGCCGATGCCGGCGCCGGTGGCGGCAAACACTGTGTCCTCGAGCACCACCTTGAACACGCCGCTGGTGGTGCCGGCACTGACGACAACCGGGATATTGCCGCCGGCCGGGTAGCCGCCCGTGTTCGTCGGCGGTGGCGCCGTGCCGGCGTTCCAGGTGGTGTCGGTCGCCACGCTCGGCGCCGCATTGGTCAGGGCCACCTTGTAGGTCGAGGTCGCCAGGTTCGGGTGGCCGCCCTTGGTCAGCTCGTCGATAAACGAGTGATATTTGTAAAACGGGCTTATCGGCATGCGGCCCCCTATTGCGATAGTTGGTAGCTGCCAGGATTGGCAACGCCACCCATCTGGCTGGCCGCAGCAGCCGTTGCCGGCACGCCAATGCCGAGCGCCAGCAGCGCATGCTCCTTGCCCATCAGCACGTCGTCACGCAGCTTCATCGGATCGATGCCGAGCCTGGCGGCACGCTCCCAGATCTGCTGCGACAGCAGCTCGAGCTTGCCGGCGCCGATGCCGGTCCGCACACCGGTCTGCGGGGCGAACGTGCCCCAGGTCAGGGCCTGGCCGGGCACCGCCTCGAGGCCGACCTGGCCGGCCACCTTGTCTCTGAACCAGGGCGCGATCGGCCGGTACTCGGTGCCGCCCATGAAGGTGCGGAAATCCTTCATGGTGCGCACCTCGGGCATACCGATGGCGCTGGCAAAGTGTGTGTCGGGCACCGCCCACCGCGTCTGAAAACCAGTCTGCGGCACGCCCGACGCCATGGTGTATAGCGGGATCTTGACCGTGTCGTTGCCGTAGCCGTGCTCGCCGGTCATCAGGAAGCGTCCGGCCGGCAGCACCTGGTTGCCGTGCATCATGTGGCCTTTGACGTCCCGCATGTCGGCCGGGAAATCTGGCCCGCGGTTCTTCTCGGCAACGTTGCCATATTTCTGGAATGTCAAAAGGTCGCCGCGCTGGCCGTACATATGCGCGGTGGTGCCGCGGTTGATCTCGGTGAGCACGTCGGAGCCGGCCGAGAACGGGCTCACCACGTGGTTGAAGCGATTGTAGGCGAGCTTGGCCTCCTCGGGCCCGACCAGCTGCACCATGCGCTGATACATCGGGTCCATCACGTACCAGGGCACCATGCCCTTGGTCAGCTCGGGATGCTTCTTGGCCTCGGTCAACGTGTCGACCAGGCGCTGCGTGTTCTCCGGCGTCATCACCGCCATCGATGCCGCGTTCGGCTCCGTCGGCTTGCCGGGCGTCCAAAGCTTGGGCTCGACGTTGCCCTGCC